TTACCTGCACGCAAAACAAGTTCAGATATACCTGCCTGTTGAGGTGACCCCACGTTAAATCCCGCGCCACCAATCAACGTAATTGAAACAACAGAACTTGCCTGCGGCATGGTTACAGTTGCCAGCTTGAACCATCCTGCACCACCACTAAAAGACATTGTTGTGGAGTTGATTGTGCCTATAGACCGTGGGTTAAGTTCAATATCTTTAGAACCATCAAACGAAACACCGTTAATAGTGCGCGCCGTCTGCAATCTGGTCGCCGTAGCAGCATTGCCGGAGGTATCCTGATCCCCTTTGGCATTGACGCCGGGAATTGAATCTTTTGACGTATAGACCTGCGCCCAGTCAGACCAATTGGAAGAATCAGTATCCCGCCGCGAACGGATATGTACGGGCGCATGGGCACCGCTCGTGCCGCTCCAGCCAATGAATAACTCGCCTTCGCCAGCAGCGGTGGCACCTTTAAGGTGAAGCACATTCCCATAGGGAGAAGGGTAGCCATTGTTGTATGCCTCATACAGCTGAATCCCGGATGTTCCCTGTGCATTCGCCTCCAGGGCCGTTACGCGACCGCGAGATACCAGAGTATTGATATTAATGTCAGCCGAACCATCGAACCTGACGCCATTAATGTTTCTGGCTGTTTTTAATTTCGTCGTGGTGTCGGCGTTCCCCGCCAGCGCCCCGGTGATCCCACCGTTGAAAGTCTGGCGTGCACTCCATGTGTTAGCCGTGCTCAACAGGGGGATCTTTTCACCGCTGGTACCGAGTTCTCTTAAACCAAGGTATTGGATAACAGCAAGAACGCTTGTTTTGGCCAGAATATCGCGACCGACTGACGTTAAGTCAGTCTGAGAAACAGTGTCTGTACCGGTAAAGTACGGCAATTTATTTGCACCTGTCGCAAGACCAGCAAGCGCGGTTAAAGTTGCATCAAGTGGCTGTTTCCCTGCCAGCGCATTTGTCATTGTTGTCGCAAAGTTCGGGTCATTGCCCAGTGCTGCTGCAAGCTCATTCAGGGTATCAAGAGCTTCAGGTGATGAGCCGACCAATGCAGAGATAGCAGCCCGTACGTAAGCAGTCGTAGCGATCTGCGTATTGTTTGTGCCCTGTGCAGCCGTAGGCGCAGTAGGTATTCCCGTTAATGCAGGACTTGCTAAAGGAGCTTTAAGAGCCAGAGCATTGTTGATAGTTGTGCTGAAATTCGGGTCGTTATTGATCGCAGCCGCTATTTCTTTCAGCGTATCCAGTGTGCCAGGCGCACCGTTGATAAGTGCAGTTATAGCTGCCTTAACAAAGGCTGTATTTGCGATCTGCGTGCTGTTTGTACCTTGCGCTGCCGTCGGCGCGGTTGGCGTTCCTGTCAGACTCGGGCTTTCTATTGGCGCTTTGGTATCAGCCAGATCTTTTATAGACTTAACAGCTTTAGGGGTAGCCGCCATTGTTTCGCTGTCGCTGTTAGTTGCGCTACTGAGCTGAACTAATCCCTTTTGCGTTGTGCTTGCATCCTGCGCCGTATACTTGCTTTTCGCCAGATCGTAGGCTTTTTTAACTGCCAGCGAACTTGCAGCAACATCACTTCTGGTACTGGTTACAGAGTCTGAAATATCAATGCCGATCGTGCGGTTGATACGCTCGGATGTATCAATCATCTCCTGGGTAATAGCAGATACACCAGCAGGGATATTCACCGTACAAACAAGCAGCTCCCCATCACCTAACTGATATGAATCGGTATAGATTCTGGCAACAAATTCAGCCGCATGAATATGTGACGCGGTATTCACCTGATAGGTATCTTCTCCAAGGAGGTATCTTCCCTTCAGCACAATTGCATATTTCTTGCCTGCACTAAGTGCAAGAGAAATATCCTTACGTTGCTGAATAGTTACCTGGTAGAATTCACCAATATCCACCGACGCCGCGCCTGCGGTTTTATCACCATCCACTGAGGTGATTAACAGGTTCATCCCACCGCCAGGCTTAGGTAAGAAACCGGCATAAAATCCCGGGTCAACAATCCCCCTGAATTTTCGGTTTAGCGCGGCTGACAGATATGGTTCGTGGTATTGCACATCAGCCACCAGAGCCAACGACTCGGGTGATGGGTAAGTAACCGATGTGACAACTGTAACGTCATTCATTAAGCATATCCTTATGCTGTAGTCGTGTTTATGGCCATAACTGCGGTATATGTTTTGCCCACATACAGCGAGTCTTCCTGGACACAAATAATGGCGATTGGCTTGTTCTCGTTATCCAGAACAACCAGAGTGTTGAATGGGTAGTTTTTCCCTTCCTGCAACTGGCTTTGATCAAGGTCCATTCGGACAGTAATTATCCCACCTGAGTAGGTTGGCACGAGGTTGATGGTGCAAAATTGACTGGTCAGTTCTGCCAGATCGAAAGCCTTTGGCAGTTCTCCAATCTCATAAGTGCCATCTCCTTTCTTAGTAACCAGCGAACTGGTACCGAAAACGGCCTTGCTGATTAAAAATCGAGAGCCTTTGTTAATGGACGATTCAGCGCGCCGCTGATAGTAATAGTCCAACAACTGACTCTTATAGAGGTTTGTTGAGACGTCAGACATGATTTTCCCTAATCAATGTTGTGAAGCCTCATTGTAAGAGAAGTAACTTGTCACCCCGCCCTGCGGACGGGGTGATTGTCAGGCGTCGCTATCCAGCAACAAATCATCTGCGCGTGTGCGATCAAACGTAGGTGTCGCTTTCACAATAGTACCACCAGGCGTTGCGGTGATCGGGGCGCTAATCGACGTAACTCCAGTAAGCGAAGTTGTATCCGAAGTTTCAAACCAGCAGAATGCTTTTTCGGTATCAGAAATCTCGTTCAAAGTGATCATGTCGGCCTGTTCATTTACAACAACCGACAAATAGAGCGTAAGCCCATCAAACACTATATGCAGTGGCAGTAGAGGCTTTACGAACTGATTAAACTTTCTGAGAATTTCTTCTGTAATTGCGGACTGATCTATCGTGCCAGTAATCCCCATTGTCCGGGCCAGGTCGTTTATGGGAATACTGATCATCCCTCTGGAAGTCAGAAACATCTCGCCGAATGTGCCGCCGGTAGTCTCCAGTGTGCTTTCTGGTATTAGAACCGTGCCATAGGGATGACGCTCAAGGTCCACCGGTGCATATATCGGATCCCATAAAACAGAAATACCGTTAAATTCGCGGTAAATTGTCTGGTTTATAGGGCGTTCAGTCCCCTTAAAGTGAATCTCATCAAGACGCTGTTGTAACAACATCGGAACGGAAGATGAGTTCGACGTTCTGATAGTAAAGAACTGGCCAAGTTCATTTGTCCTGGTCTCCAGATCCTCCTTGCTCATGGAAAAAATAGACTTCCGGTTGGTAATTCGCTCCAACCATGGGTCAACAAAGGTATCCATCATTGACTGAACCAAATCAGCCAATGATTTATAGAGCAATGACTTTTGCTTAGCTGATGTAAGCCGGTTATTAAACCAGGAACGCTGCATCACTCCTCCTCATACGAAATATTAAAGGTGGAGTTTTCTGTATCCAGATAAACGAAATCGTAAAAGCCGTTGGACTCATTCCACTCGACAAATTCCAGATAAAAGTCGCGGAAATAACCCAGCGTTTCGATAAATGCCCAAACGTCTTTTTTCTTGATTAGGATGTACTTGCCGACACGGTTCGGATCAAAGAAAGTTGAGTCACGCCCAAATTTTGTTTCCAGTGCCGACTTCAGCTCATCAGTCACGTTCTCAATGGTCAGGCTTGCCGATATCCGCCCGGTGATGGTGATCTTAAAGGGTAGTTTTCTGACCTCTTTATACGAGAATTTCTTGTTCAACTCATTCGGCACCTTCTTAAAGGCAGCCAGGATCATTTCTTCAAGCTCTGACTGGCTTTTGTTTGGATGCCATCCTGAAATAAATATCTTATTGATATTCCGAACATTATAAGCACCATCTAATTTCTCTTGCTGGCCTTCGCCCCATGCCTTTACCCAGGACAGTCCCGGGATGTTACGCACCAGAAAATACGTATAGTCCCCGCCCCATACGACCTGATCATCATAGGCAAGGTAATATTGTGCACGATTACGTGTGATCTCCGTTGTTTCGGCATCGGTACCTGCGGTTATGGGTGTCGTTGTCTTAACTGAAATCAAATTAGCTAAATTAGCCGCAGAATCGACAGGCGTCAGATTTTGGCCAGCAACCAAGGTTATATCTCCGTTGGTGCACCATACCTTAAGCGTAATTGTCGAGCCTTCTGGCGGTATTTGCCCAATTAGCCCATCGCCGAATCGGACACCCAACTGTTCGGATGGTTTATAAAACTCAACGTAGACCTGGCTTTTACTACCGGCTAACCGGAACATAGTGCTGGAAGACCACTGCGTGGTCTTACCATCGGTCGTCACGAATACTTCCAGCTTATAGCAGACAGCAGTGAGAGCCTTTGATAACACGACTTCCAGAAATTCTTTGGCTGCCGTAACGGTATATGTCACCTCCTGGATTTCCAACTGTGCCACTTCTACCGTACCGGTGCCGTCAACCAACCTGCATACATCCATAGTCATGTAAGGATACTGGTCGTCAGATATTAAAGGCATGTTTTTGGGGATTACCGCTGGGGCATCTTCACTTGTGGCGGTGATCTCAATCATCCCCGATGACGGTGTTGGCTTGGTACCAACGTAACTATTCGTTTCTGCCGCTGCCAGGATAGAGGAACGCCGCGTCGCGGTCGATATAAAGCCTTCAGCCAGCGCCGCATCGGCATACTGAAAGCACCTGTAGACAATCTGGGTAATAAACAATGTCAGCATCGAGACAAATTGAGAGCCGACAAACTTCGACCAGAATGAATCTTTCTCGACAAGCTCTTCAAACTCTGCACGAATACTGTCTTTAGTCGGTGTTGTTTTACTCATAGCACCACGTCCTGTGTGATAGTTATATCCCTGATACGAATGGATATTTTCAACTTATCAAAAGCATCTCCCTCGGCTACTGACAAGCCAGAAATCGGTATGTCAGGTAAATCTACCGTCAGTTTTTGCAACAGCATTGCCTCAACCGCAATTTGAACATGCGACAAGTTGGTCGGTTCGTGTTTAAACTGCGGTAAAACATTGCCCCATGACGGATCTCCGTATACCTCACCCTGATAAGTGTTTAGCCACTCATATAAACGAGCGCCCCAGGCCTCCTCCTGGGACTCATACGTTTTTACGCCGGATAACTCCAGCGTCAGCAAAGGATCAATTTCGTTATTGTTGGCCATCAATCAACTCTCGCGTAGTCATTCATCAACGGATCATCAATTGACAGTGGTACCGTGCGCATAACGCCCGGCTGAGGCGTGCTGACCTTTACGACAGTTCCCTGGCCTTTCGCCGAGTCTTTGGTGTGCTCTTCAATCCTGGCAAGCAATGAGGTCATCTGCGCAAACAGCCGCTTCGTTTCACCATCAAGTGAAACGGTATTATCAGCCAACTGCATTGTCGGCTTGGCACCGGAGCCGCCAAGGTCACTAATAACCTGTCCGTCTATCTGCATACGACCGGTTGGTTGCTGCAAATCGTTGGCGGCAGTCGTCACCTGGAACGTGGATGCTGGTTGAGGAGAATTATTTGAGCGCATTCCCCGGGCATTAATGAGTTTGTCATACAGTCCATCAATCCCCATTTGTGCGCCGAGCTGGTCAAAGTAACTTGAGTTGCTGGCCACTGGACGCGCCTCTTCAACTGGCGTCTGAGTATCAACATACACATTGCCAGCTGCTGTTGCGGTCCCATTTCCTCGTGCACGTTCTTCGAGGGTTCCCTGGACGACTTCTCGACGCATCCCCCGACCATTCATGAATTTGTTGACCAGATCGTTAACGCCAACAGCATTACCGATTTTGTCTACCAGACCGCCCTTCTCAAACGGGCTATCACCAGGGGTAAACGCCAGGCCAGTAGACTGATCGATAACGGCGTTATCAGGCAGTGGTCCCCTCACTCCATATTGCGCCCCCCCCTGTGCTCCTGCCCCTGGTGTATAGATTTCACCACCTAAATAGCGAGCACGATGAGTATTGACCTTGATCGCGTACTCACGGTTTTCTTTCGATAAGTCACCTGTGCCTTTTTTCCACTTATTAATAGTGCCAAACCCAGCATTATATGCAGTGATGGCCTCGTTTAAGTCTCCATTGGCTTGCTTCAGATACTTGCTCATGAGAAGAGCCGCAGCTTCTGCCGATTTCACAGGATCAAACGATTCACCTTCAGCTAAGCCAGTCTCTTCACGAGCAATCCCCGTGAACTGAAACATCCCCAGAGCACCGGTTTGGGATTTTGCATACGGATTACCACCAGATTCAGTTGCAGCAATCGCGTAAAGAGTGCCTTCTGGAAGACCGTATTTATTCTCTAGTTCGGCAAAATACGGAGCCAACTTATCGAGATTTGCCTTACCTTCAGCGCCAAGACTTCCGACTTTTACATCTAAGTTGCCATTGTTGTAAGTATCCGCAGCTTTCTGAATGTCATTCCTGGTGCCAGTGGTATTAAGCGACGATGATGACGAGCTATTTTGACCAATAGCTTTATCAATTTTCTGCAACGCGCTATTGCCCGTTTCTACGGCATTTGCATTGATAATCTGATTGGCAGTTTGTTTAACTGTTTTATTGCTATCTTTCGCTGTGTCCAGTGCCGCATTTATCACGCGGGTAGCAATATTACTCTGTTTGGCATCGGATTCAGTTTTAGAATCAGACGTCTCCTGGTGGCTATTAACCGGAGCTTTTAACTCTGGAGTGATTTCTTTCGCATTAGCCTCGCCGATCGGATTGGGTATTTTTGATACAATCATTGCCGCAGGGGTATTTTTAACGGCATCAACCGCTGCATCTAATGCTTTACCTGGTAAATTTTTAACCCCATCCCAAATATTACCAGCCGCCTCTTTAATGTGTTTCCCTGGGTTCTTAATGAAATCAATTGCACTATCAATTGCATCACTGAAAACCTGTTTCAGGTTATCGACAGTAAAGAAGTCTTTGATGGCATCCAGCTTTTCAAGCAGCTTATTAGATGTATCGCTAAACCATGCTGAAACAGCATCACCAATCTTTGCTGTGTAATCATCGAACTTGGTAGAAATGGTGTCGCCAAGGTTAGAAATATATGTTTCTAAGTTGGTAATCCCACTATCAATGGCCTGGGCAATACTTTCCGTCGAAAATGATTGCAACATATTGCCGATATCCTCAAATCCAAGTGATTTGAGAACCTCACCAATGGCGCTGCTAATACCAGATACCAGTCCCCCCATATCAAGAACATTAGCTAACGTATAAGCGGCTTTTTGCTGGAATGATGGATCTTGTCCTGATTTAAGCCCAAACGCTCGACGTTGCGCTTCTGTATCATTCCAACCGGTTACCGCATCATAAATACCTCCAGCCACTGTGCCGACTAGGGGAATTGCGCGTAACGCCCCTTTACCAACTGCCTTTAATCCAAGTTTACCTGCTGCCCGGGCAGCCAAATCTCCGCCTTCATGGGCGAGAGTCTTCTTGCCACCACCGCGTAGCACTCCTACAAGTTTCTTTGCCCCCAGAGCGCCAAAAGCGAGTGCTCCAGCTTTTTTCAGCATGCCACGCCCCATTAACAACGACGCGACGCCACCGGCCCCCTTCCCTAACAGGCTAAATAGTTTGGACAGCAAGCCGCCCTTCTTTTTCCCGGTGTTTTTGGCTATCTGATCAAGGGCGCGGAGAATCTTGTCATTGCCCTCTTTAATTTCGCTGGTCTGCTCCTGAAGTTCCTGAACCGTCCGTTTTTGGGTGTTAACCTGAACGACATCGGCACTATTTTGCGATTTACGCCTAAAAAAACCTTTTCTACGGCTGTTATCGTCATTGCCACGAATCACATCGGCAATAGACTTTCTGGCACCATTAAGCGATCCACCAACTTCTTTTGATATCCCGCCAAGCTCCTTCCCTGCTGCCCACAATGGACCAGCAACGGCATAACCTAACGCATCGACGGCACGAGTCTCTGAAGGGTTACCTATGCCTTCAGCTACTTTTGACAGTTTTTTTAATAAACCTGATTCAGCATTTAGACGCTCATCATCCTCTTTGCGCCTGGCCTTTTCAGCACGTTCAGCACGGGCATCTTCCGCTGCGGCCTTACTCCCTGACTTTCCAATAAAACGACCACGCGCATCGCGTTGGTTTTGGCTTTTTTGCGCACCGCCTTTTTGACCGAACATTTCGCGAGCGTGTTCGGCTGCTTCGGTCCGTTGCGCCTTTACATCTTCTGTTATAGCCTTCTTGCGTCGTTTTTTACCCTTTCGCGTAGTTGATTTGGCCTGCGGTTCCTGTAGAGCAACATCCTCCTGAACTACACGAGAAACGTCCCCTAAATTAAGCCGTTTCATTGCCTCAACAATAGGGTCCACTGATGGCGCATTGGCCACAAAGTCTGGCCGGGAATTTTCGATTGTGCGATTTAATGCCGACACACTGCGAGAGACAGGATCAACTGTAGCAACTCGCCCACCTTTCAAATCTTCAACGGCTTCCCGAATACCTGCAAGCTCTTCCAGCTCTTTTGCGCTGGCGGTTTCAACCGTCCTTATCACATCGTCAATGTTGGCGTTTTTTCTTTCCATGATCTTATCGCCTACCGCTTCGGTTTAAGTTTTTCTTCCAGTTTCTCCAACAGGAAAAACGCATAGGATTCAGTGAGCCTTTCAGCGTCCTGAATCGGTATACCCCCATACAAAACCAGGTTGGACACTAAGGTCTGATAGCTTTTCAATCCCCACCTGTGGAATGAAGTCGGTAGCCCGAAAGGGCACCCACAGACGGGTATACGCACCCTCTGTGGACTCCTTTGTATCCTGGTTTGGGCATTTGTGCGGCGGGAGACGAAGACGCATTTCGCCTTTATCGATGTAGCACGGTAAACCATGTTCGAGCTTTTCATGAGCCAGCCGGATGTGTGCCGCCAGCTTCATAAATTCAGTATCAATGGCCATCCGTTTGATCGTTTCATAACGACGCTCAGCCTGCTCTTCACGAGTACCGCTAACATCGTTATAAAGTTCACACTGATAAGCGAATTCCCAAAAACGCAAATCAACGATCGCTTCTTTGAATTCCGCGTCGTCTTCAGGTGGCAATGCTGCACGGCGCATCTCCAGCATTTCCATTGCCCAACCATCAAGCGGCACGATACGCCATTGATAAGGCACGCCCTCTACAGACACCTCAATATCGTCAATGAACGGTTCCACTTCCAGGACCTGGATATCTTCAGCCAGAGCATTCATATCGCAATCGTAATAATGCTCTTTACCGCAATGTTTACAGGTGTAGGTGAATGTCTCGACCGGTGTTTCACGGGAGCCGGTAAATATCCACCATAACGCGGTAATCCGGTCCTGCGCCGTCCATGTCAGGGGATCATGTTTCGCGGGTTCAGCCAGCAAGGCTTTTAAATACGCCGTTGTCTGTTGTTCTTGTTCCTCCGGTGTTATCGAGTTGAAACGCATCGCATCAGCAATATTTGGCTGACGGAACTGGATCAATTCAGTTGGCCGCGATGGTAGCGGGAAAAGGGGTAAAAGCATCCTTGCTCCTTAATTCAAAGAGAAAAACTAAAGCCCAGAAGGGAAGCCAAAGAACTTGAGGATTGGTTAAACGTGCTGTGCAATGCGAAGGTCATTGGGAATGACTTAAATTCCGTAACCTGATCCCGCGCATAGGTGACATCGCCGGTAGTGACAGGGAATACAGTCATCTCATTTTCCAGTTTGGTTAAGCCGGAAGACAGCAACCGATAAATACGCACATTGAGCAAATATTTAGACGGTATATTCCCGGTACCGTCTGGATTAATCACCCGACTTTTTGCCGTCTTAAACCAGTCCAAAACGAGGCCATCAACGGTATCCCTGACCATCATTGTTATCTGCCCAGGCGAACGCTCCGTTGGTTGAAGGATATTCCCTCCGCCGATTTTAATCGTTTCATATTCGATGCTGTAATCGTGGTAGGTAATGTCTTTGGCAAAGAAGTCTGCCCCCTCCAGTCCATCAACTTCGACAGAGAACTGCCATCCTTGCGCGAACAACATTTTGTTCATGATGATTGACGTCAGCTTACCAACTTCCCGCTCACCAACGCCGGAGCCAAATAATGTCGTCGTTAATGCCGAAGATACATAAGACTTTACTGAAGCAACATTAAGCCCCATATCAGCTCCCTCACTTCAACATGGATGAGAAAAGAACAATTCCCGGGATAATTGCCCTTGTTGCGCTCATTTTCTCTTCCAGATCCAGCTTTCGCTGATACAGCGTGTTCTCGTCGGATAAATTGCTGGCATCGAGTTTCCCCGCGATAGATATTCTTCGCAGGCGATCAGTGTTAGGTATCGCGATTAACACTTCCAGATAGTCAGAAAGTAATCCAATGATTTCAGGTGGCACTTCCCCATTATCCAGATCCATATCACGCAAATTAGCCAGATATGACACATTCAGTGGGTATACCGCTCGATGGGTATCTTCAAGCTCGATATTCCCATCGTAAACATCGGAGTAGACAAGATCGCCGGTGTGATCTGTAACCGATACGAGCGCAAGAAAATCAGCTGGGCAAGCAAGTGATTTACTGGCCTGATCGGTGAAGCGTATCCGCTTGATGTGCCCCGCCCTATCCTGGTAGGTTCCCAATGCTTTTCTTAGCAGGGATTCCAGTAAGGCAGGTTCATCCGCAATCAAAGGTGTGAAGCGGGATTTGACGTCTTCGAGTAATTGTCGTGGTGTCATTGAAACCTCGTAGAATCTGGTGTGTTAACCGATTCTACGAGTAGTCATTTGTGACAGGTCATTTTGCGCGCTTCAGGCAGCCATCTTCAGGTGCCGCGTTGAAAAGCTCTGCGGCCTTACGTAGCGTAAATGTTGCGATTTTTTTTCCGTCTACGTATGCATCGAATGTTTTAACTTCCATATCAGGGGTATCTGACCAAAAACCATACCAGTAACTATCACCCACAGAGGAACCGATAGAACTGATAGGATATTCATCATCACCAACTTTCAGCGTTATTTGTTCTTTTTTAGCATCAAATGACTCACCGCCAGGTTCTGTTTTCATGAGAGTGAGTAGTCGTGTTCCTACTTGATTGGGATCCGTATTATTAAATCCAACATCGCACTCAAATGTAAGCGTATAATTATCTTTGCTGGAAACAGCATAAGAACGAACACCATGAGTCTCGCCGGTTGACCATTTGCTTACATTTGCCATTGATGAAAATGGAGTAAGCAAAGAAAGAATTAGAAAAAATCGTTTGATGCGCATTAATTTATCTCCTTTGGATATTAACGATTATCAATATTTTAATTGGTTATCCATAATATATTTACCATTCATAGGGTAAATTAAGCGCTTTTAAACCTTGCTGGAAGGTATTAAGTGAACCGTTCTTTTGTTGTTCCATTTGTTCGCGTGCCGCTTTCTCATACTGCTCCATCCGTTGGTTATACTCTTGCAATTCCTCTGGTGAGAGGTTTCCCATTGGGGAGTTTGTACCCGGCCCCCTGGCCCGCTCTTCAAGCGTACCCTGCACGTTTTGATGGCGCATTCCTGGGGCATTTCTGATTGAGTCAATGCCATTTCTTCCAACGTCTTCTTTATTAACGGCATTGCTCGCCACCAGCACACCCCAGCTAGGAATAGCAAAATCAGGAGCGGTTTCGCATGCCTTTACCATATAATCGAAAGAGCTTCGATTGATCTCGTTTGCGTCGGGATTTAACAGGCGAGAATATTGATATTTAGCATTTTCGTTGGTTGCGACTTTATACAGTTCTTGCTGCACCATCGCTTCAGAAAGTTTAAGGCGTTTCATATCTGACAGTAACTTCTTGCGCATGGATTCGTCTTGACTGACAGCAAAGCCGTAAACGTGCCCAAGGTATTTCGTATAATCGGTACAAATCTCCTTTACGCTTGATGCTGCATTAACAGTCCCAGCCATAAATAATAACGGTAGTAATAGTTTTCTCATTATAACCTCACCTGCCTTATAACTCATTTAGGGTACATATTTTCGCCTTTAAAAAAAAGAGGTTATTAGATCCAATTGTGTATTTATTAAGCATGCAATGCTCTAATAAATTTGTATTTTTAAGTCGCGAATGCTATCTTTTCACATCATATTGACCTTTTAATCGTTCAGGCTTATAGTTCCGCCGTCGTAGCAAATTCTGCGACCGGGTTTAGCAGCCTGAATACTTACGCGGACAACCGCAGATTTCCGATATTGCGGTATTTTTGTGTCCGTAAACCACGTTACGCCCGAATTATGGTGGGGCGTGATGGGGAGGCTTCGGCCTGCTGGTTTCGTAAGTGCCAGTCTGCTAACCCCGTCACGTCCTGCCACCTGTTTAGCAGCGGGTCGCAGGTTGTTTATCAACTTACGAGGCCGTAACTATGGTTAATGCCAATCCTTGCGCACGCCAAGAATTCATCTGGCGGTTCTATTCCTGTAAAAAACACCACTATCACTTCGTTATCGCAGCAACAGAAGACGAAGCACGCTCTCAATTGCCTGATGGCCCCTGCATTTTTACTGCCCGTTTTTCAACTAACTCGCGCAATTCACTTAGTTACTGGAGCCTCCCCTTCTCTGCCGACGTTCAGGGGGGTTTATGAAAAAACCTCTCGTCACCCGTAATGACATAGCCGAAGCGATCGCCCTGCATACTGCCTGTATGCCGACACGGGAGATCCCCGGCGCAATTGCCAACTATTTCATGATAACCAGACGTTTTTATACCCGAACAGATAAGGCTGTGATCAACAAGCTACTGATAGCCGAGATCAGGGATTATTTGATTGAACAAGGACGTCTACGTTACGCAACAGTGGCAGCAGAAATGAGAAAGGAGGCACATAGAATGACCGGTAATAATTTGAATGTTGAAAAAACAGCACCTGTTACGTCAGCTACGCCAGCACCAGCCGTGAATATCATCCCCAACACCGGAGACACAATCGACAGCCTGACACTGTTAAAGATGGTCAATGAAGCGCGTAAGTTATGTGGGGAACCAGAGGTTCGGAACAACAAATTCATCGAAAAAATACTCGACGAATTAGAAGGTGAGGACGGTTACACAAAAAGTGCAACCGTGCCGCCAGGTGGCGGTACGCCTATGGTTGTCATAACCATGACCTACAAACAAGCCCTGCGAGTCGCCGCACGCGAATCAAAAGCCGTCCGCCGTTCGCTGATCGACAAACTGGAAGAATTGCAGCAGGCAAACTCCCCTGCCCCATCGATCCCCCAAACATTACCAGAAGCTCTACGCCTGGCTGCCGAGTTGGCAGAACAGAAAATGCAGCTGGAACAACAGCTGGTGGCCGCAGCCCCTAAAGTCGATTTTGCCGACCGGGTATCAGTGGCCAATGGAATCCTGATCGGGAACTTTGCAAAGGTCGTTGGACTTAAGCAAAACGCCCTTTTCTCATGGTTGCGCCAGAACGGCATTCTCATGGCTTTTGGTGCGCGCAAAAACGTACCGCGCCAACAGTACATCAACGCCGGGTATTTCACGGTGAAAGAAGTGGTGCTGGATGATGAAAATGGCTACCAGATACGGCTGACGCCCCAATTAACGGGTAAAGGCCAGCAGTGGTTAACTCGCAAGCTACTTGATGCTGGTTTGTTAAAACCAGTAGCAATAGGTTAACAAAAGAAAAAAACCTGCCAGCAAACTGGCAGGTTTCTGAGCAGATCGTCCAACCCGATCTGGATCGAATCAGAAAAATTTGCTCTAATAAATTTCGTTTTCTAAGTGCAAAGAATCACCATTTCGAGCTGGTGATTGAAGGTTGATGCAAATTTGGAGAAAAAATGCAACAAACATTCAATGCGGATATGAATATATCAAACCTTCATCAAAATGTCGATCCTTCAACCACTCTGCCCGTTATTTGTGGTGTTGAAATTACGACCGACCGCGCTGGCCGTTACAACCTTAATGCTCTACACAGAGCGAGCGGACTCGGTGCCCATAAAGCGCCAGCTCAATGGCTAAGAACGCTGTCAGCCAAACAGCTCATCGAAGAGCTTGAAAAAGAAACTATGCAGAATTGCATAGTTTCGTTCGAAGGCCGTGGCGGCGGCACTTTTGCCCATGAATTGCTCGCAGTGGAGTACGCAGGCTGGATTTCTCCCGCGTTTCGGCTGAAGGTAAACCAGACATTTATCGACTATCGAGCCGGAAGATTACAACCTGCTATTCCGAAGAGCCTCCCAGAAGCTCTCCGTTTGGCTGCTGACCTGGCAGAGCAAAAGCAACGGCTGGAGCAAAAAATGCTGATGGATGCACCTAAAGTCGAATTCGCCGAACGCGTTGCTACCGCCAGCGGGGTTCTAATCGGCAACTATGCCAAAGTGCTCGGCCTGGGCCAAAACTATCTCTTCACCTGGTTGCGTGATAACGGAATTCTGATCGCAACCGGTGAACGCAGGAACGTCCCCAAACAAGAATACATATCCCGTGGGTATTTCACCCTTAAAGAAACCGTGATCGATACAAGCAATGGAAGCAGGATTTCTTTCACGACTCGTATAACCGGCAAAGGTCAGCAGTGGCTGATGAAGCGATTGCTTGATGCTGGTGTGCTGGTACCTGTCGCGGCAACGCGCTAACAGACGTAGTAAGAACCACCAGCATTGTAATGCTGGCTAAAGTCACTTTCCTGAGCTGTATAACGATGAGCGATTTTACTTTTTCTGGCTATGAATTGGCCTGCTTTGTAACACACTCCGGTCTATCCCGTAGCGCCGGGCATATCCTGTCGCAATGTGCAAATCTCGCGGCAACAACCAGTGAATACTTCATTCACAAGCCTCACCGCATGATTGCGGCAGAAACTGGTTATAGCCAATCAACCGTCGTTCGCGCATTCCGTGAAGCTGTAAACAAAGGAATCCTGTCGGTAGAGATTGTTATCGGCGAGCACCGTGAACGTCGCGCTAACCTGTACCGGTTTACACCATCCTTTTTGGCCTTTGCTCAACAAGCCAAAAATGCGCTGATTGAAAGCAAATTAAAGATCTCTTCAGCGGCAACCAAGGTTAAAGCTGTTCTCGCTAAAACATTGGCTTTATTTAATTTTTTATCCACACCCCCATGTCAAAATGATACCCCCTCCCCCTGTCAGGATGACGTGGCAATAAAGAATAAGAAGTCACAAGTTAAAAAAACAAAAAGATCAGTTTCCGGCGGTGCCGGAACGACCAGACTCAAAAAATTGACTTCATTGATCGCTGAGGCAAAAGCAAAGGCTGACAATCTGCGGTTATCCAAAAAACGCGCTCAAAAACATGAGTTCAAGCAGAAAGTAGAGGCGGCAGCGCGGAAATATGCTTACCTGAAGAACAAGCGTTCTCCTGATATTGGCGGGGTATCAAACTTCGATAATCTGCCGCATTGCATGACGGTAAACGAAGCTCTTAATGCGGTTTTAGCCAAAAATAAAGATAACGAACAATGGGGTATACCGGTAGGATTCAGAGGGTGATAGATTGCTCTAATCTGGAGTCACCTGGCGTTTTCAGTTTGAGGTCGGAGATGCAATCTGATTTTTTACAGTTAGCGATCGCTTTTGCAGGATATGTTTGTATTAGCTTCTGTGTATACATGATCAGCCGAAAAATGCTTGTCGATATCGACCGCAAAGAACGAGCAGAGGAGAGCTTAGTATGGATTTTCTTTGGCGCAATCTGGCCATTAGGGATCATGTTTGCTGCAACATTTCTTCTGATGTGGATATTCACCCTTCCAGGTGATTTCTATAGAAAAAAAGCCAGACATTGATACAATCGTTGCGGGTGCTTGAGGCTATCTGCTTCAGGCATTACCCGAAAAGCAGATAGAAGAAGCCCCAGATAACATTACGCGTCCTGCAAGACGCTTAACATTAATCTGAGGCCATCTCTATGCTTAGCATACGTAGATTAACCCTCTCCCCTTTTAAGGAGCAAGGAATTTTTTACTGCTATGCCGCATTTCCAATTATGGATTCAGCGACCAGAACAACCCCATGCTTACTTCGATCTGGGTGTTCACTCCATATCTCGGATTCAGGAATACTTACCCCGTCATAGCAAACACGTTCGCCGTCAAACGGGTAATACTGAGCGGCATCGGTGTCAAGGATAAACACTTTTAGCTCGGAAGAGCGACGGGCGATGTGTTGCCAAAGAGCTTTTCCACCTTCGTATTGCTCATTATCACTGAGCAAAACAACACCAGCTTTTGAGGCTACGGTTTCGTAAACAAAAGTAGCTAAACCGACATCCCGGACGGTTCCATCAACCACGATACCTTCAATCTGGGCAACATCGCTATCCTCCCAGAACTTCCTTACCAGTACGCCTTCAAGCTGCGGGCGACGTTGAAGTTCAAGAGTAGCGACAACCTTATGGCGCATATCACCATCGATAATAGAAGGCGCAGCCTCTATTACAGCTGCAAATGGGGTTTTGGAATCCCATATAACCTGGTAAAGCACACCTTGGATGGTAACTCCGTCCAGGATCGAAAATCGACGAGCGACAGTACCCGGGGAGTACGACATTGGAATCACAGCCATTTTAGAGTCCCCCTTTAACAGTACAGGCACAAACATCTACCTCAATAATTGTAGTTTATTAGAACATTAATAATCTAACATAAAACTCCAGACAATGTTATCGATGCATGTTTATATAAAATAGTTATAAAAAAAGCTCCCGAAGGAGCTTTAAAATACAAGGGATGACTCTTAATCCCACTCAATCCAGTTGTAGACGATACGAAGTGACGGGCGCACAGCGGCAGTCACATCTTCGGTACTAAAGTCGATTGCATCACTGTAGATTTTGCAGTCCAACATTTCAATTGTTGTAGCAGCTTTTGTCACAGCGTTAACCCCGGAAGATTTGGATTCAGGGGTAGCAGCCATCGTGATATCAACATAGTCCTTCGCCGCAATGCGATCTTTAATGAACTGAAGAATATCGCCTTCGATAGTCTCCACGCACTGGACCTGGATTTCCCCAGAGTTTCGAATTGGACCGTGCTGGTTGAACTTCACACCATTCGGACCATAGTCCTCCACATCCTCGCGGGTCATTTCAGGAATTTGCGACGTGCGAACCAGTACGCTGATATCTTCATGGCCTGCAAAAGTGAGCTGGAATTCAGAAGATACCAGTCGTTCGCCTTTGGCCGCGTTGGCAGTATAGCGGCCCTTAATAAATTTACGGTTTCCCTTAGTGTTATTGTGCCCCATATAAAATCCTTTTACTGGAACGCCCGAACAATATCGGAGCTGTTATATATCGAAGAACCGGTCAACTGGAGGTTGACGGTGTTTTTCAGGAAATGCCCATTGCTGTCCCTGGGCGCATCGAGATCGAAACTTATGTCCTGGATAGCGACATCAATGATGTTGATTCGGCGACCAATGTTTAGCGTCACACGCTCCGGGATTCGACCACCAATACTGGCATCTTTAAGTTCCGGGCTAATCATCGCTGACAATGCGGCGATAGCTCCTGAAACCTCCGTGAATGGGTCAAACAAAGCGATGAAAGTTACTGGCAGCGTGAAAGTCGGCGGTGTTCCCCCTTCCCAAACCATTAAGCTGTTCCAACGGGCCACCGACGTTGTTTCAGTACCAACCTGTGCAAAACCACTGAAAGCACCAGCAACAGACCCCATGGACATACCGGTAAACGGCGCTTCCCAATTCTGGGCCATGTTCATTGCTGCCCCCTGGCTGATATATCCGGTAACCTGATACTGAGAGTTCGTTAAAGTAACTTTCAGAAATGGCGATACACCGTCAGCCTGGCTGTAAACCCCATAAGGTATAGGTGCCATTCAAGTTAAAGGCCGGAGTTCTCCGGCCTCCTCCTTTAGCCAAGGCGCTTACGGCGCAGTTTCATTGACTTTTTGCGGGCAAGTTTTGCCGCGCCGGTCTGGGCTTTTCGACGCGCTTTTTTCAGCGCCGATTTTTGAGCCGCAGTCAGACGTTTTTTACGCAGGCGTTTACGGATGAGTTTGATCTCACCGTTACGAACAACCTTCTTAAATGCTTCAGTCAGCATTTCATCAGAAGTGCCAGCAACAACAAACGCCGCTTCCAGTTCATCACGGTCGTCGCTATCTAAACCAGCGATAGAGGCACCAACATCAGCAGCTGCGTCGTCGTCTTCATCGTCAGCCAGTGCTTCGATCAGGTCATCATCTACACCGCATGCTGCGAGGAAGTCAGCAACATTTGCCCATGCTTCGTTATAGGCATCGTCCTGTTCTTCTGTAACTTCGGAGTCGTCGTCATCAGAGATACCAGCGATAGCCTGAACGAAACCATCAAGGGAGTCGAAAGTCAGATCACCGCTATCAGCCCAGGCGAAAACGGCGTCGGCCGCATCACTCAACGCATTTTGCATAGCACTTCGATTTGCAGCTTCCAGAATCATCTGGTGCGCCTGTTCGACGGTCCATTCTTTACCGTCTTTCCCTTCCAGGATTTGCTCAGGAGCCGGGGCAGATGGAACGTTATCGTTAGTCTGTGCCGCCGGTTCCGGATTATTATTAATAACCGGATCTATTGGCGGTTCGGCGCTTGCTCGGGCAGACTCCATCAGCTGCACAGGATCAGAGTTCAAAGCGAAACGAGACAGTCCATTCCCCAAAAATGCCCCGGATTGAAAAAAGTTTTTGCTCATTGTATTCCCTTACTTAATAAGCAGCGGTACGCCCTGGATACGGCGGGCTACGCCAGTCGGGCAGCAGGCCCAGACTACTTCCCATTTATCGAATTCCGCCTGCGTAACTTTCAGCACATACGGTTCTGTACCGTCAGCATCAGGATCACGAGGAGCCACCAGAGCGCCGGAGGCGACAAAGCGATCTAAAAGTCTGGTCATCCCTTTAGTCAGGCCAGCCGCAGTAATACCGTCCGGGCTATGCTTCATCTGTCGGGCTAACTGGACAAAGAAACGGCTGATTGCATTCATCAGGGATGGGACGTGCTGGAAGTGCAGATAGTTATCCTGCGTGCAGCAAGTTAAAGCATCGTCGATGATCATCTGGCCAGAGGTGCCAACAGATACTTTATTGAGACGGCCCTTGACCATTGCTTCTTCGTCCGGGGTATCTTCCGGATACAGCGGTTGAATTGACGCACGAGCAATGACGGCACGTTCTTCACCAGCCGGTGAGTAATGCCAACCGCCGACATCAGAGTTTTTCTTGACGCCACGAGCTTTCGCCGCATACGCCACGCCAGACAGACCAAAGACCACACGGGATTGGGTCCATTTGTCTTTGCAGGAGAACGGGTAGTGATAGACAGAACAGCTTACATAATCGGTACCAAGTAAACCGGTACCCTCAACAGCTGTTAGTGCTTCTGCGTACCTTAATGTCGGTTTGACATCAAAGAAGCCATCAATCAGGCGATCTGCACAGATTTTACCTAATGCGGTGATAGCCGCATTGTCATAGCAGCCCAGGCCAAGAACAGCGGTGTACATGTACGGCGCATTATTCAGCACTTTAACCGCACGCAGGTAAGCAGCGGTTGAGATTTTCGACTGATCGCCATTGGTACCGCCAGTGAATGCCACCGATTTTTTATTTGTTACTTTCGCTGTAGAAATCAGCTCTTCATTAACAACCGCACGCAGATATTTAGAACGGGCTTCCAGAGCCGTAGGCAGATAACACAAGCGGCCCATGTCATCTTTCGCTTCTTCCGCCAAAGACACAGTGTGTGTCTCCAGGGTCGTTACCACACCGAGCGAAGTCGTCTGGGTCAGTTTTAAGAGGAAGCGTTCATTACCCGCGCTGTCCGCTGTTGCCGTTTCGATGGTTAACTCACGGGTAGGTGAAATACACGGATCACCATCATCAACGTAGATAGCAAAGGCTTCGCCGCTATCAAGTTCAATTTCAGAACCGTATGGCAACGCACTGTTAGCCGGTTCGCCTGATTCATCGAACATAATAATCGGGAACTTCGCATCATCCGGAACAGCACGGACAACATAACCAGACGTTTGCTGAATAGCTTCGTACACATGGCGAATTGGTTCAAACTGTGAGCCGGAAGACGGCTTCAGCGGTTCGCCAAGAACATCTTCGTAATTGGACTCAGTAACCGCAAGAACAGTAAACGGCTTGCCACGCGCAAATACGCCAATACCAGCCCACAAGCTGCTATTTAATGCAACACCGGTAGATAACGTCGCATCGGCATTGATCGGGCTAACCGCGACGCCGGATGCATTACCTAATGACTGTTGAATTGAATATTGAGACATAACTTTCCCTGTTATGCGCCCCGCGCGGGGGCGCTATGTTAAACGGAGAGCTTCCCCTGATTACTCAGAGTCACCAGCATCAATCGTGTTACCGGTCAGGAAGTTAATTCCGCCATTTTTTGCCATAGTCAGAGTTACACGGGTGAAGTAGTCAGCACCGTTGCGTGGATGCATATCGTTGATAGCCGAACCCCACAGAGTGGTTCGGTTGACTAGTGCCGGGGTGGTCGGATGCTGGAATGGGACAGCCGGGACTGCATCACCAGTTACGAAGCCCGCTTTGCCCGGATTTTCATCACGGACGTAGCACAGCACATCCATTGGGCTGAACTGGATACCGTCGGCGGTCAGGTTCGTACAAATACCTTCTGGTACTTCGAACACTTTGACGTTGCCGAACAGAGTGCCAATGTAGTGGACGTATGGGGTCTGGATGTAATCTTCTGCTGGCTGGAAGAAATCCTTCGGCAATTGTTTGAAGAAAGATGCCGCATCAGCACCGGCATACATCCCCATCGCACCAGAAGATTTAACACGCTCAATAATACCGCGATATACCGTCTGGAATTTGCCTCGAATGATGGTTGCCCACACATCAAAGGTCTGGTTAGCTGGTAGTGCAATATCAAAGGAGTCGGTCGCAAGAGTTCGCCAAATCATGATACGAAGACGAAGCATATCTTGCTCATGGGACAGGTATTCCTTCAGGGTGCGGAACTGTAGGGAGCCAAGATCCAGACCAAATTCACGCTGTGCTTCATACGCCGCCTGTACCGTGTGCTCAGCCGCGATGACGAACTGGTTTGGGAACAGGGTGTAACTCTTCATTTCGTGGTTGATAAGTGGGATCAGCTCAGGAGCTGCTTCTATATTGATCTCCGCCTCAATGGCGATCTCAGTGCCTTTATCCGGCGCTTTGGAGAACGACAGGGCAATCTGACCAACGTTGTAATTCAAAGAGCAAGTAACAGTGATTTGTTCGCCTGCTTTGTTATTGAATGTGTGAAGCAGAGTACCGGAGCCGTTATCAACAACAGACTTAATACGGTTAACGTAGATGTTTGTGCGACCTTTGCGAATCGGGACATTCTGACCTTCGACATCTTCCATCTTGAAGGTTGCAGTTTTGCTGGTGCCGTCGGAGCTTGCAACCAGCACATAGCGGCGGCGCAACTGGCTGTACACGCCAACGGATTGCATGTCCAGAACATCACCAATAGCATAGGAGCCAAAAGAAGAACCCGCTACGTTAAAGATTTCATAGATTTCGGACTTGTCACGCGTAACCGGAATGAATGTACACGCATCAGCGGTAGCTGCCCCCAACTGAACAGGCAGGATCATCGCCAAGAATAAAGGCAGACGCATAACCCCGTCAGAAACACTCATCATCTCTGCCGCGACTGATTCCAGCATCGCTTTATTGGTGGCGTCCATGCTATTGCGGGTGGACTCAATCAGGCAGTTTTCCAGCGTCTGATGGCAGGAGGCCAGAATTTCCGGACGTGGCATAGATTTATGTGTTGCGGCGTAGTCAGCCAGTGCACTTGCCCACGCTGTAGCGATTTGAGCGGTGGCATTATCAGAGATACCCGCAAAAATTGGGTCTTTACGTGCAGCTTCAAGGATAGATGCGGCACGCGCGGCATCATCTTTAATGAATTGGTTATCAGTACCGAACTGCGCAGTGCTTGCCCAGCCAAGCACAGCTTTAGAGCGTTTTGCGATATCTGCAATACGATTCTGGTATTCGCGTAAGTTACTCAATTTACTCTTCCTTAAACACAAGGCACTTGTGTGAATCCCTTTTCGGAAGAGATTTTATTGAAAGTCACTTGTTGACTTTCTCGTGACAAGCAATTTTTTTATTTTTTTTCGGGAGTAGGGGAGGAAGGTAAAATCCAAGGTGAAATCGTGGCGATTTCACCTTGAAATTTTAGAGTTATTTACTTTAAAAACAGTAGGTTAATAATGAAATTTGAATGGCGAAAGTTTAAGGCTTCGGCTTTTTATCGAGGCTCTTTCTAAGGATATGCCCAATCATCCTGTCGAGTTCTTCCTGTAGCTCTTTTGAAAGTCGATTAAACTCATAAGAAAATGCACGGCCTTTCACGCGCTTCCTTGCAAAGCGATCCTTGTCCTCAAATTTCCATAATTCAGTAACTACGGACTTATCTTTAGAACCTTTATCCGTGAGTAGTGAGGCTTCCTTTGTTATCAAGCGCAGGATTTTATTTTTAACTTCATCTTCGGCCATTTCTTCAATGGATAAGATGTCGTTTATTTCCGGGGATATGTTTTGAATAAGCTGATCAAACTCTAAATTCTTGTTCCCCATTTCGTCGCCAACAGCACAAAGCGTTTTGTAGTCCGAAAAGGTTAATTCCGACTGCACAGGGAAAAGGGCGACTAATTCTTCCGGAGCACTCGCTGCCTGGAGAGCACGCGTGACTTTCGCCTGAGACAGCCCTTCCTTGGCTGCAATATCCTTCTGACTCATCCCATCATTTTTCATTCGCATCAAACGCAGACCTATTTCTCGAATGCTGTGCTGCAATGCTGTCTGAACGTCTTTCGCTAAATTTTGCGCTTCCTGAACGCTGATCTCCTGGTCCGTGACTAAAACCCGCAACCCTACGTTCTCTAAGATGGCAGAAGCTCGACGCCGGGAACCATCCAAAATTTCAATTTTCCCTGTAGCCCGTCTAACACCTATTGCAGGGTAAAATTGCTGATGCTTAATAGTGCTTCGGATACTTTTTAATGATTTTGGCGTAAGAGATGCCTGGTCACGCCCGTTGTTATGCTGATCAACAAAGGTATCGCTTTCTACCTGGTTCGGAGGTATTACCTCTTCAATAAATGTGGCCTGGCGACCAGTTGATAACTTGAATACCTGCTCGACTCGATCGCCAGAGGCTGAAGAACTATCAAATCCGCTTAATATTGAAGGATTAAGGGTTCGCCCAATTGTTGGTCTGTTTTTCTTTGACATGGGGGTTTCTTACTCCTCAGTTAGATCTGATAAATTCAATACGGTCAAAAACTGCTTTAGCAAAATCTTCCGCGGCAATTCGCGCGTTCTTCAATGCATCAGCACTACCAACATACGTTGCCGGGTTAGCTGAAATAACAGTGTCAAAAGACTCGCCGCAACGTTCAAAACCGTCAAGGCGAGGGAGGACGACATCGAGCATATCCCCACCGAACACTTCTTTAGCCAAGCTATGGCAATACTTATGATCTGCCTTGTTACTCAACTTGGACATAAAACCAATGTTAGTCGCAAGCTGGCACTCGCAGCCTTCATCCGAAATGAGTTTCACCAACTCAGGAAGGCGGGCAACGTATTTAAGCGATGAGTGGAAATCGACAGTTGCTGGCGGCAGAGGTGTAAACAGTATATTGGCCGAGGCCAAAGCATTTTTCAGGAAGGCGTCAAGGTGAGGACCACTATCAACGAGGATAAAGTCATAATCGCTCTTCAGCTTATCAATCACATTTTCTTTCAGGACAGCATGGATGTTCTGACCCGGTAGATGCTCATTGCACAGCTCTCTCCAATCGGATGCAATAAAGGCATCGTCAATCGACGCAGGCATAACGTCAACCCCAGGTACAACAGAAGGAACAATAAACTCCTCTAACAGCTCTTCACGGCTTACATTCTGCAACATAGCCTGTGCAGATGTTGCGTTTACGATACCAATAGAGTGTTTATGGCTTAAAAACATCGTTGCTGAAGATTGCGGATCAAGGTCAATAACCAGAATCCTTAAATCTTCCATCAGAAGATGAGGGTGGGCACGCATTGCATGCGCCAGAGAAACCGTCGATACAGTTTTTGACACTCCGCCTTTAAGATTGGAGATGAAAATCACATACGCTTCGCTGTAGCGATCCCGGTATTTTGGCACTCCGCGATGTTCATATATGTCAATGATGTTCTGAATTGACATCGCATATTTCATTGAAGAGCCAGCAGGGCGTTTATCGAAAACATAGCCCTTTTCTTCCATTTCACTTACGGCATAGTCAACGTTCGCTCGAGTCAGTAGAGGCAATTTTGCCAGTGCCGCTTTCGCATAGACCTGGTAAAACTCGTTCGCGTGTAGCTCATCCTTTTGCAACTGTACTTGTTCAGTCAGAACATTGAGCATTCTGTTTGCTCTTTGAGCAACCTTGTGAAGCTGGCTGGAATCACTCATCGAAAGTCATCCTTTATGCTGTATTTTTGAATTTAATTAAAAATGCTGCATAAAATAATAATGTATGCGCAGATGCTTGTACATAGCATTCTCTGCATGTTTACTCCTTTGCCAAGTGTGTCACAACATGCTTTGGCATCCTCCACGTATAAAGGACGCGGATTTCTTCTATGTTCAGGTTGTAGCCTGAATCATTTTGGTGATTTCCTGCTTCAACGGGCAGCCAGGCTTCACTCTCTATCAACTGGTGAGAACGGCTTGCCCGGCAGCTTCGATGTGTGCTGGAGGGAGAATAAAAGTCTAAGATGTGCGATAGAGGGAAGTCGCATTGAATTATGTGCTGTGGAGGGATCGCTGGTATCAAATATGTGTGCTGGAGGGAAAGACAGAGAATTACATGTGCGCTGGAGGGAAAAACTGATGGACAGATGTGTGCTGGAGGGAAAGTCTGGGCAAACTGCGGGGCGTCCCCCTCCAGCGCACATCAAAAACAGGAAATTGGACAAGCCTTCCCGGCAGCACACATTTTTTGAATGCAGCAGCCCTCCAGCACACACTTATTCGGGGAGTTTCAGCTTTGGATTGCGAGAATGGACGATTACAAAACTTTCCCGGCCTTTCTTCTCAATTGAACAGTCGAGATAGCCGATTGTTTTAAGCTGTTCTATCGCTTTCTTAATGATACGGTTTTGCTCGCCAACAGCTGACTGCAAAGCCAGGCGCTCACGGATTCGCGCGAACGATAGCGGCAACGGGTTCTGCGGAAGGCTTTCGATGAAAGTGTAAATGGCTTGTGCAGCTTCTTTCTTCGGAAGGGCACGCAAGGCGTGGTGTTGCAACAGAACGCGATAATCAAGCTGGAACAGCTCCCACAACTTCGAATCAGCCTCCAGCTCTATCAGATCAAGGTCAGCATCAAAACGCCCGACCTTCAGCAGACCAGTCTGATAGCCGCCTTTAGCATCTTTTCCGCGCTTAAAAGCGATACCCTTGTTACGCAAGCGTCCAAGTGATTCATGAATGGTTAAACGCAGTTTCGCATCCAGACGTTTTGAGGGGAAACCACAGGCTTTAGCGAATTCCTGAAACGATAACTGGATGGTGTTTGAGGACAAGCCGTATTTGCTGAACGCGTAGATGACACCGATCCACGTTTTGAAATCAGTATCCATATCGAGTCGAGGACCGGTGATTTTAATATCATCGTAACCCTCGGCTTTAGCTATCTCCAGCTGGGAAAACGCTTTGGTGGCATCAATCTCTTTACTTTCTCCTTTGCTCTTTGATGGCTTCGGCACGAATACCCCCAAGCGCATCAACGCTACAGGCTGCACAGTGTTGTTTGAATTAACTGTTAGTTCTTTTGCCTTACTTTCAATGTCTGCGTAAAGAATATCGGAGATAAATGATTGATTCATATTACTTTTTCCGAATTGTGTGGATAGTTTTTATAAGTGGTGATAACTACCCAGGCTTTCCCGTCAGCACACATCCTATATCCCGCCAGCACACATTAGCAACCCGTCAGCACACATTTTTATCCCTCCAGCACACATCGTTTTCCCTCCAGCACACATCGCGATACACTTCTAAGCCAGACGTGGCGCGGCCTGCAACGATCAGGGATCTATATGGATCTAATTGGGATCTGTATGGACCTGATTATTGGATCTACCCAGTGGATAATGTGGATAAGTGAAAAACCGGCCACTGAGGACCGATTTCTGTGAAGAGTTGAAGCGAATTAGTTGTCGTTTTCCGTACCTACTTCTTCGATCAACAAACTACTTGTATAGATGCGTAACGTATCACCTTTGTAGAGGAATTGATAACCAACACCTCCTATGGCAGGGAGGTCGGGGAACATTTCAGAAGCAACCCCAGAGCAAATCACGGCGATACAGTCATCCCGCTGTACATCCTTACGCTCTGTACTCAAAGTTTGCTCTTCCCCGATTGCCTTTGTCATCTCCTCATCTTCGTACGCAACAGGGATATATTCAATCGCATCAGGCGTTTTGATACCCAGTTCTTCAGCAATCTCGAACGCCTGTTTAAATTGATCTGACCCAGGATATCCAACGGTAATACTCTCAATTTCGAACAAAGAAGTAGCGTTGTTTATTTCTTGTTTAACCGCAAACATGTTGTTTGTCCTTAGTGGCTTCCTGCCAAAGTAAAGTCATGAGTGTTGATATTACGATTTCTACAGTTGATTAAATCTGCTCGCTGAGCTTTTGCTTCAGCAGATAACCTTCCAGCGGCCAGATTTTCTCAATGGCGTTCTTACGGGCCACCTTACGGCCAATCTCCGCGTCGAAATTTTCAGGGCTGGCACAGGCGCTTTCCCCGGTAACAATGAATCCATTGCACAGCACCAAGACACAGATGGTCAGGCTACGCGTAGAGGGATGAACAGACAGCACCTCACGAACGCCTTCGTGCGCAGCGCGAATGCCGTCAAAAGCTGTGAAATAATGCTCTTCGGCAATCACACTCTCGATGTGATCAGGAGTCAGGCGTGGTGCTGTTTTGCCTTTGGCCAGAATCTCTTTTTCAATTTCCATATCGGACATAGTTTTTCCTTTTAGTTACCGCTGATAGCACGGTTGTAATCATTAACGTTGCGATTCTTCCTGTTAATCCCCTTCAGCATCGTTTCTGTATCGAGGATATACGCTGGCAGATCATCAAAATATTCACTGCTAAACTCTGGCATTCTGCACATAAATGCACTTTTGGGGGCAGGGTGGTTAACCTTTGTCGGCGTCGGCGTTAAATTCGCTGATCGACTCCCGGAGCAACCGCTGAGTGTCAGCAGGAATGCGCTGGCGAACATTACCCGCCGCAACCAGTTGTTTCTGAACTTCAGCTTTTCGTTCCATTTGCCTGTCAGCATATTTGGCTTGTTCTGATTCATTTTTCACTTCCTGGCTGTGAAAATGTTGCTCTGCTTTGTTCATCGTCTCAATGGTCTGGTTAAGATCCATTATTGACTTATCACGTTCCTTAACAGCCTGATCAAGACTGCCAATTTTCTCCATGGCTTGCTTTAGCTGATGACGTTCCCATGCAAACCCAGCACCAACAAGTGCGCAAATCAGAACAAGAACACCAGTAGCAGCAAGTTTCTCCTTCAAAGACAAAGCTGTTTTTAACGTAGAAAAGAATGACATGTCTTCCTCCTGAAGAAAAATTATCAATGAAGTCCTTTGTTACTGTGCCGCTTTGTTTAATTCATCAAGAACAGAATCAGGAACCAAAGCGGCAACTGCGCTGGCTGTGCTGGCCTTATTTGCTGATGCTTCCGCAAGCGCGGTACCGATAGCATGGTTATAAGCAGTTATGGCTACGCTGGCGCTTTCCTTCGCTCGTTCATACTGCTGTTGCAATGCTGCTACCGGTACTGTTGTCTGGTCGAAAAAAGCACCAAATTGTTCAGTAGCTTCCTTCAGTGCTTCAACTTGTTGTTCTGTCAGTGCTGGTGGGGGAGTGACTGCGCCGCCACCTGAATCAGAGCCTGACGAGCTTCCTGAGCCTGTGTTAAGGTTCTGGTTAATGTCCTCCATAGCAGCGACTAAACTTGATGTATTAAGCGCGTTTACAGCGTCCTCAAGCGATTTAGTAATAGTCACATCACCAATGGCAATAGAGATCGGCAGTTCTGATACTTCTCGCTCATTAGCACGACAGTAAACATCCCAACCAATATCGAGTTGAAGGAGCATTGACAGATCAGCATAACCAGCCAACAGGTCCGCGTGCTTAGTTGCCAGTTCTCCAATGTTCGTTAAGCCGGTTGTGGTTGTTCTGATCGTTGAAACATAGCTGGTAATAGTGTCGGGATAGACAATTGTATCCAGAATTAATCCGGTCAATTCTTCTGCAAGCAGTTTTGCTGTGTTAGCACTGTTTCGTGCCGATGTTATGGCACCAGGTGTTTTCATCCCACCGGCGGCGGCCAATTTTTTATATGCGGATAACTGGTAGTCTTTTTCCAGCATGATATCTCCTAACTTACCTGAACCAGGCCGTCTCCGGACGCTACGGTAGATCCGCATGAAACAGGGTCACCAACGCATACGATCCCTTTACCATTGACGGTAAACCATGCCCTGGTTGATATAGCTTGCCCACCGTGCGTACTGTTTCCATCGGTATGCTGTGCATATTGCTTACCATCAACTAACACTTCGACTCCGTTGACTTTAAGTAGTGGTTCACTCTCTACAGGAGGCCTGGATGGGAATCCTCCGTGCCCCGAACAAATGCTGTCTTTTGTTGCAATACTTGCCACGTCATCACCAATTATTTGCTCTGGTTTTCGTTATTTTAACTTAGGTTACTTGTGGTCTATATGGTGTTAACTATTGCATGATTGCTCTAATAAATATTGTTTTTTATGTCGTGTTTTCGGTACCATTCAGCCATCGCCCTTCAATGGGTATTTGTTTGGAGTCGTCAGATGCAGATGGAGCTAATAAGCCGCAAAGAGTTCGATAGCCGTGTAACCAGCGGTGAACTCGACAACTTGCAGGCTATCAAGGTGAAAGAAGGCTTTTGCCTCATTGGGAATCAGAGCGGAACAAATCGCGTTTTTATGCTTCGCCGTACGGATTTGAAGCCATTTGTCTGGAAGAACGAAATTGGTCCCAGCTCATACGCTCAAACTAGGGGGTGCCTCAACCTGGCCTTTTTCTACAAAAACGAGCTTTCTGTGGTTGATATTCAAGGGTTACAACATGTTTAAGCACTGGAAAAACATTACTATTTATAAACTTTCTCGTGAAGCGGATCTGACCGACTTAGAAGATAAAAAGAAAATGATCCTTTTCACGCCATGCGGTAGTCAGGATATGGCCAAGTTCGGTTTTGTATCTCCATTTGGTGATAATTCCGAAGTTATCGCTATGCATGGAAATGGTTTTATCCTTGTTGAAGCAAAGCGCGAAACAAAAATCCTTCCCCCGCCGGTTATCCAGCGAGCTATTCAAGAAAAAATTGAAAAACTCGAGCAAGAACAAGCGCGTAAACTGAAGAAAACAGAGAAGGACTCCCTGAAAGACGAAGTTCTGCATTCTCTTCTGCCACGGGCTTTTTCAAAGTTTTCTGTTATCCAGGCGATCTACGACGGTTCAACTAAACGTATCTATATCAATGCCAGCGCGCGGCAGGCAGAGGATATGCTCGCGCTTATGCGTAAATCTCTGGGTTCTCTTCCTGTTGTTCCCCTAAGTGTTGAAAATCCCATTGAATTAACGCTGACCGACTGGGTACGTGATGGTAGTGCTCCACAGGGATTTCAAATGGGGGATGCGGCAGAACTTAAGGCAGTGCTTGAGGATGGCGGTATTGCCCGAGTGAAAAAGCAGGATTTGGGAAGCGATGAAATTTCCACACACCTGGAAGCTGGCAAGCTCGTTACTAAGTTGGCACTCGACTGGCAGAACCGCATTAAATTTACACTGGACCATAACTTCAGCCTTACCAGCGTCAAATTTGCGGATGAATTGCTTGAGCAGAACTCTGATATTGATAGTGAAGATGTTGCGCAGCGACTGGACGCAGATTTCTTCCTGTTGACCAGTGAAATTTCGTGCCTGGTTGATGCTCTGGTAAATGCCCTTGGTGGAGAGGCTAAGCAGTGAAAGAGCTGTGCTATGGATCTGTTTGCAGTGGAATTGAAGCCGCGAGTATTGCCTGGGAACCGTTGGGTATGCGTCCGGCGTGGTTTGCTGAAATCGAGCCTTTTCCATCTGCCGTTCTTGCGCACCGCTGGCCCCATGTCGCCAACCTTGGCGACATGACAAAACTTGCCAAAAAAGTCCTGGCTGGGGAAATCGAATCCCCTGATGTGCTCGTCGGGGGTACGCCTTGTCAGGCATTCAGTATCGCGGGCTTACGTGGTGGGCTTGATGATGAACGCGGCGCGCTAACTTTGAAGTATGTGGAGCTTGCAAATGCAATTGACGACAAACGGTCTGAGTCCTTCCTCAAACCGACAGTTATCGTCTGGGAAAATGTCCCAGGAGTCCTGTCATCGGCAGATAACGCCTTCGGATGTTTCCTTGCCGGATTGGCTGGAGAAGATGCGCCATTTGAACCAGGTGATCGACCTGAATCAGGAAAAAGTAACGCGTTCTGGCGGTGGGATGGCAAAACCGGTTGCCATGCTCCAAAGTGGCCGCAGTGTGGTTGTATTTATGGACCGCAGCGAAAGGTGGCCTGGAGAATCCTTGATGCCCAATACTTCGGAGTGGCACAACGACGCCGACGCGTGTTTGTTGTCGCAAGTGCTCGAACAGACCTCGATCCCGCAACGGTACTTTTTGAGTTCGAAGGCGTGCGCCGGAATATTGCGCCGAGCCGAAAAAAGAAGGAAATCGCTTCCGCCATTATTGCAAATGGCGCTGCAATCAGTGGCGAAAGCCTAAATCCATGCCTACACGCTGACATGCCACCCGGTATGAAATCGACGAAAGCCGTAAACGCTTTCAGGATGGCAGCATTTGGGGAATATATTGACGATGAAACCGCATCGACAGTAAAGGCAAGAGATTTTAAAGATGCCACTGACCTTGCCGTTTTTAGCAGCACAGGAGCAGGTTTTTGGTCAGAAGGGCATGGTACATTGCGGGCACGTGAGCAAGAAAGCCATGAGCATCTTGTTACATTGGCTTTTCCTGAGCGTATGAGCGGTACACAACATGCTGCAACTAAGAATACTTCACCATCTCTAATGGCTAAAAATCCAACAGCTGTTTGCTATGAAGGAAGAAACGCAGAAGTAGCTGTCCGCCGTCTTACCCCTGTCGAATGTGAAAGGCTGCAAGGTTTTCCTGATGGGCATACGTTGATCCCGACGGAAAAGCGTAAAAAAGTTAATTCAGATGAACTGGCATATCTTCGCAATCACTATCCAGATTTAAGCGAAGAAGAGGCCGCGATGCTTGCAGCTGACGGACCGCGTTACAAAGCGATCGGCAATAGTATGGCAATACCAGTAATGCGCTGGATTGGCGATCGGATTACTAAGGCCGTATGTCGGCAGAAAGAAGGAAGTGAAACCAAAGAGCGAAAAGTTAAACCAGCGGCAGAATTCGAACGGTCCATATTCAAATGGGCTGGTGGAAAATTTGGTGTTCTGGAACAAATCTTTCGCTATTTGCCAGAAGGGAAGCGCCTGATTGAACCTTTCGTTGGTGGCGGAGCTGTCTTCATGAATGCCGGATACCAGGAAAATCTGCTAAATGATGTGAATGCTGACCTGATTAACTTTTACAAGACTCTGCAACGCGAGGCGCATTCACTTATCACTCTGGCGCATCGTTTCTTCCAGGACTACAACACACAGGAAGGATACCTGGCAGTACGGAATGCGTTTAACAAACAAGTCTATGATGATTTACATCGCGCAGCGGCGTTTTTGTTCCTGAACCGACATTGTTTTAACGGATTGACGCGTTACAACCAGGCCGGTGAGTTCAATGTCGGTTACGGGAAGTATAAAACTCCGTATTTCCCATTACAGGAGATGGAAGCCTTCCTCGGTGCGGAAGGGCGGTCTGAGTTTGTATGCGGTGATTTTGCAGCGGTGATTGAAGCTGCCGGAGAAGGAGATGTCATCTTTTGCGATCCGCCGTATGAACCGCTTCCAAATACAGAGGGATTCACGAACTATTCCGGTCATGACTTTAAGTTTGAAGAGCAAAAACGCCTGGTGTCTCTGTTGACGGATGCTCATCGTCGAGGTGCAAAGGTTCTCATTACTAACAGTGGCGCGCCAAACATCAGAGAGCTTTATCATGACAGTGGCTTCAGAGTGGAACCTCTTTTTGCCAGACGTTCTGTGTCTTGTAAGGGGGACACTCGAGGTGTAGCTCATGACGTTTTGAGTATATTGCTATAATAAATTTATTAGTGTAATATCGCCTCAATGAATCGTGATTTATAGAGCGATTTAGCTGTTAGCCGCGACAGGCGCGGCGGTAAGCATGGCTGGGCCTAGTCCTCCCAGACAAACCACCGAGTTGCCAGGTTGACCATGCGCCTAAGTGGCAACGCCGAAGTGCGTTACGAGCTTCCAGTTTGCCCATCTTCGGGTGGGCGTTTTTTTCAGGGTTTTCGTCATGGTTAGCGACTTTGCGGCGGTTTAGAAACTGACCATTAAAGTAAATGCAAACGATGATCTGATGATGGTAGCGGCCTAAGAAGCCAGATGCCACGGGGTATGAGTCGTCCCCCGTCAAAAAATCGACCGCAGAGTGTCCCCGTCTGTGTATTAGGGAACGGGGAGGCACAACAGATAAGGGCGCTGGTGTGATTAACCAGATGAACGAGAAGGGGCCATCTGTTGGTCAGCGTCCTTTCCTGTTGCGTTTTCTTTTCAGCGTAACAGCGGTGCTTAACAGCACTTTGGGTACAGTTCCACGAATTTACGGGTATATCCCGTCATGCTGAAGGCGCTAATCACGCTGGAAGCCAGGGTTGTGCATCCCCTGTTACCGAATTGCAGCCAGGGCGCGGTGCGCCGAAAAGCATACGGAGGTGGAAGCCCTCGCCGGAGACGTACCCGGCAAGTGATGGTGTAGCTCAGCGGTTAGAGCGGTTGACTGTTAATCAACGGGTCGATGGTTCAAATCCATCCACCATCGCCAATGCCGGTTTAGCTCAGTTGGTAGAGCGCCTGCCTTGTAAGCAGGATGTCAGCGGTTCGAGTCCGTTAATCGGCACCAGCACAACAGGTAAGGGTATTTTGCGACGTCGGAGATCGCCGAGCTTGGCAGAGGGTTCGAATCCCTACGAAGTACCCTTACCGTTGTGATGAATGCGCAGGCTGATGCGCGAAAGACATTGCAGCTATTGCGGAAAAGAGCTGTTCGGCGGGGCAATTAAACGCCCGTGAGAGTCTGAAATAACCGCAAGCCGGAGATCAGCACCGGTCATCACAACACAACAGGTAAGGGCATTCTCCCTTATGGGGCTTGGCTTAAATGCATCGAGTGCTCTTACCGTTGTGATGAAGTGCAGCTCTTTGAAGCAACCAGAAGATAAGCATCTGGCTTCACAACATAAACCGCAGGAACGACCAATAAACGGTAGTCCGTATGGAGAACACCCCGTTGAGGAAGAGGCCTGGCCGGAACCGTAACCGGCACTACAACGTTGAGAACACTGGCGTAACGGGGTCATATCCCAATCTACGAATAAATGTTGCGTTGCAGCGTGACAACCAGTGTTCTCAACATTGTGGTGAATGCACAGGCTGATGTGCCGCAACTACAGTAGTGCGCGCTTTGCGGGGCTTGCTACAACCCTGTGTCGGAGTTCAGTGTCAACGACGGATGAAAAGTGATCCACTTATATCTCCACCAACGGCCCAATATTGATCCACCGTTTTACTCAGGATTAGCTTCAG